GGCGTTATTTTTTCATTTTCAAAAAAAATCTGATCATTTTTTTCTTTTTTGCGATTTTGTTGCGAGATGGCTTTTTGCCTTGCTTGGACTGAGGCCGCCCTTTTTTTGGCGAGGTATTCAGCGCCGCGTCGGCTGTTGCATTTGTGGCAGGCCCCGACCCAGTTGTTCTGATCCATGGTGTCTGCGCCGCGGTCTGCTTCGATGAGGTGGTCGATGGTTGTTGCCCCGGCTCGTTTGCACCAATGGCATGGGCCGAGCCATTCGCTGAGGAAGGCTTTGCGGGCCGCCTTGTATTGGGCGGTGTCGAGGTCTCTGCGTGGTTTGCCTGTGCTTGTCATCGGGCGAGTCCGTCACCGTGGCAGACGGGGCATGGGTGGATGGCGTCTGGGTCGTCGAGGTCGTGGCCTGAGCCGCGGCAGTATCCACAGAGTTTCTCAAGAGTCCCTAAGCATGTCTCTGATTTTTGCACCATGTTCTTATTAGTTAGTTCTTCTATAAGCGCCTGATTATCCGACGTCGGTTTTTCAGGCCTCGGTGCTTTGAGGTTTTCCACAATGTTTGCCAGTTTTTCCACATGGGTCCCAAGGCGTGGATGGTCGGTCACGATCCAGTTAGAGACCCATTGACCCTTCTCGTTTTGTGCCTTGTGAAGGGTCATGTATCCGGCCGCCTCTAGCTCTTTGATTGACTTGCGTATTGCGTCTCGGCCTTCGGTCCACCGTGACTGCAGCCGTTCGCTGTTGGTGGCCCAGTTATCGGGCATGGACAGCAAGTAGGCGAGTAGGCCGCGGGCACGGAATGTCAGGGTTTGGTTTCTGACGTTTTCGTTGCGGAGGATGGTGAAGCCGTCGTTTGGTCGTGGTGCTCGGATTATGGTCATTTGTCGGGGTCTTTCGGTGTGTAGATGCTGTGGTAGTCGGCGCAGAAGTAGCCGCCGCTGTAGAACTCGATGTGCTCGACGAGGCAATGCCGGAATGGGAAGCGGCGTAATGCGGCGCAGGTGTCGCAGGATTGGTGTCTGTATGGCCCGTAGAGCGGATGTAGCCGGTCATCCGCCATGTGTGCCCGCCAAACGTTTGACGATGAACTGGAAGTCTCTAGGCCGCCACAGGTAGGTTTCAGCGCCGGTCGCGGTGAGGGTTTCAAGCCAGTCGGTTTGAGACGGGGAGACCTTGCCGCGTTCGGCTTTCAACTCGGCGTAGATCAGGCCGCGGTCGCGGTGTGCGAGGACGAGGTCTGGGAATCCGATGTGGCCTTGGATGTGTGTGGCCCAGCCGCCTCCGGGCAAGAGCGAGGGGCGGGTGTGTTGAACTTTCCAGCCGTACATGATGGCCATGGCGATGACTTTGTCTTGGAAGGCGCGTTCACTCTCCATAGCCGCTCGCTTCCAACGCTAGGTACATCTCGTCGAGCTCTCGGCGACAGTCGTCTTCGTCTATGTGGTCGCAAAATGCTCGATGTTCTTGCATTGCGATCTCGATCCAACGGTTGAGGCAGTTGCGCTCGATCCGGTAGTCGCCGGCGAGGACGACTCGGATGTATTCACCGTCTCCGAGGGCGACGTGGTAGTACGGGCCGCGGTCATGCTGGAACGGGTACGGGATGTTACTCATAGAAGCCGTCCCGGTCGAGTGGGTGCATGATGTCGTAGACGAAGACGACAGCCGCGGCGATGAACGCTCCAGCGATAACCCAAATGGCGATTTTCTCAATGATGCTCATGTCATTTCACCTTCGGGGTTTTCTTCAGTTCGGTAATGATTTCTTGGGCTTCGGAGAACGTAAGGTCTGCCGATATGTCCATTTCAAGGCCGCGTTCAGCGCCCATCGTGGCGATCAGGGTGCGTTGGCCGGTGGTGGCGAGGCCGGTGGGTTTGGCCGCCGCGGATCCGAGCGGGGCACGGTCGGCGGGTGGTGTGGCCCGTTGGACTTTGGCCATTTCTTCCCGGCTGGGACGCTTCGACGGGTCGGAGCCTGCGTAGCCGATGTTTGCGAGGGCGCGGCCGACTGCTGACGTTTCGCAGTTCTCGACGTGGCTGGTGGAGTTGACGCCGCGGTCGGTGGCGTGTTCCTCAGCCCACCCGGTTGAGATCAGGTCCTCATTGACGTACAGGGACGCCTTGAACGTGCACCAAGTCTCGCCGCGGTGCACCATGTCGGTGAGGACACGGGGGATGTGTCCTTGGTCGCGCATTGCGTCAAGCCAGCGGGCGAGGCGTGGCGCTACGGGTTCGTAGTTGTCAAGATTGAAACTCATGCCGCGACCTCCGGGTCGTCGAGGAGTTGGTGCACGACACGGCCGAAGAACTCCAGCACGTCGGCGGCCTCTCGCATAAGGACGAGGTCGGGGTCTTGGTCAATGTCCATGAACGCGGCGTGGAGTTCCAGCCGTTCACGGATCCGGGTCGAGATCGCTTTCATGACATGACCCCCAATGCGGAAATGGCTTTGCCGATTTCAAGTGGAAGGTCGAGGTACATCCCGCGGCGGCGTCGCCAGTCTTTGCACCGTTCAATGTCGTATCGAGTGTTGCAGGGGAGCATTCCTGCATAGCGAAGGTGGTTTTTGATTGTTCCTGCGGGGATCTTCAGTTTCCGTGCTGTGGCGCTGACGTTGCCGTTGTGCAAACGACATTCGCGGAGGATGTGGTAGTGGTCCTCGATGCTGTATGTGCGCTGGATCGGCTTATTCCGAGTGATTTTTTTCGGAGTGTCCTGATGGGTATGTATTGCCTGCGGGTCATTTTTACCCATAAGCGTGAGGGTCTCGTCGACGGACAGGCGTCCGGTGGCGAGAAGTTCGAGTAGGTACTTTTCATTCATGTCGGGGTCTTCTTTCTGTTAGTTGCTTGTTGATGACTTGGTGCCCCACGGCCGCCAGCCGTAGAGCTCCCAAAGTTCGAGGGCCACACGCAGGTTCTTTCGCGGGTGGAAAAGGTCTTGCCGGGTGGCGATCCAGCCGTTGCGGGCCGCCCATCCGACGTTCGCGCCGTTGATTTGCATGAGGCCGTAAGACCCGCCGTGGGGGTCTTTGCGGTTCCATGCCCCGGCGAAACACCGAGACTCTCGGTACATGATTCGTTTGATGTTCGCTCGTTCGGATTTGGGCCAGCCGACCTGACGTGCAAGGTCGACGTAGTCGCGGCAGGTGTTGACCTTCGCGTCGGCTCCGGGAGCGTGGGTGAGTGTTGCGGCGATGAGCACGGCTGCCGCCAGACGCCTAACGGCGTGTCCAATGGTCGAGGGGCATGGGGTCTCCTATCGTGCGGTCCACACCGGGATCGGTGCGGCGCGGCGGCGGCGGGACGGCCGGTATTCGCCGGTCTTTCGGATGGTGTTCGCGGCCATTAGCCGGTTCATGATTGCGCCAAGGGCGCGGGGTTCGTGGGTGTGTTCGTCGCTGTGGGCGTTCAGGTGGTCCCATACGTCGTCAGCTGTGAACGTCGGGCGCATACGGGCGATATGGATGACCGCGGCTTCTGCGGCGGCCTTCCATGCTTTGTCGGCGTTGGCGTCGACTTGCTCGATGGCTTCGGCTCGGGCCTCGTAGGCCGAGAATAGGTCTGGTTGCATTGTGCCTCCGTCGGGGTGGAAGTAGATGTCACCTTACACGGTCGGAGTGACTTGTGGTGGATTTCCAGTAGCCGGTTATTTGGCGGGCTTTTGCTCGATTGCTTTCCATGCTTGGACAAGCTGATTGGCGGTGATCGTGGGGGCGAGTTCGACGTGGATCCAGTACCCGCCGGGGCCGCCATTTTCGGTTTCGGTCCATGTTTTCCAGCCGGGTTTCCCGTCTCGACAGCACCTGAAGCCGCGGCCCCATTTGGAGCCTTCGTAGGTGTATTGGTGCACTTCCTCGATGCCGAGGGTGAGGTAGTTGTCGGCGAGCCAGTCGCAGATTTCGGTGATGCGGTGCTGGTTGGATGACTTGTAGCCGAGGTCGACGGCGCGGCCTGTGGCGTGGACTGAGAGGCGGTCTGAGCCGCGCATGGGCCGGTAGGCGTAGATGCCGAGGTTGGAGAAGCCCCAGCGGTCGTTCATGATTTGGGCGAACTTTTCGGCTTGTGGGGTGGCGGTGCCTTTTGGGGTGGCGTCGGTGTTGCCGGTGTACGGCAGCGCACACTTGCCGGGCGCGAGTTTTGGTGCGGCTTCGGTTTTGGGGGCGGCTGCTTTTTTGCGGACGGCCATGTCAGGCTCCTTCTGTCATTACCCGGACGTCGATGGATCCGGTGGCGGTGATGGCCCACAGTTCGTTGCCGCGGGGGATGAAGAACTGGATGGGCGAGGTGTGCTTTTGGGTTTCGAGGCCGTTTGCGGAGGTGACGTCAGCGCCGCCGACATAAACGGCGTCGTTGCCGGTGACGTGCACGTACACGTATGCCGACGACGGGCCGGACGAAATGATCTTTTGGCGGGTGGTGGTGATCGTGTAACTGGTGGATTTCATTGGTCGCCTTTCGGGGCTATCGCCGCGGCGATGTGGTAGAGGGCTTTAGAGAGTGCTTCGCGGGCTGTCCGTAGAAGGCTGATCTTGAGTTTGTTCATTGGGTGTCTCCTGTTCGTCTGGGATTCCGTTGCCGTCGGTGTCTCGGGATCCGGCGGCGATCATTACGCCGGAGAGTGTCCCGGTGAGGAACATGACGACGGGGTTGATGAGCTTGAAGAACTCGGCGTCGACGGCGGTGAGTTGGTCGCCTTGGTAGACGAACAGAAGGCCGTAGAGCATGGCGCACATCATGAATGTGAGGACGGCGGCGAGGACGAGGCCGACGATGAAGCGGAGCCGGACGTTGAGTTCGGCGGGGGTGTAGCGGGGGCGGCGGTTCAGCATGATCGGGCCTCGACGTAGGGGTCGCCGTAGATGGTTGAGCCGGTCGCGGCTAAGGCTTTGTTTTTGGTGATGAGGGTGGTTTGGGTTTGGCAGATGCCCCTATAGCGGTCGCCGCAGGCGATCAGTAGCACGGAAAAGAGCACCACCACGAAGGCGATGCGGAATGTCATTCGGGTGTTTCTCCTTCTTCGGTCCAGCCCGACTCGATCAGGGCCGCGTATTCTTCGTCGGTCATTTCGCGTTGGCCATACGTGCCGTCATTGAGAACGGTTGCTATTTCGGGCTTCATGCTTTTCGTACTCCTGTCAAGTTCCAATACCCGGTGATGTTTGCTGTACCTGTAAAACGGATCAACGTAAAAGAACTAGTGGCGGCGTAGTTGCTGTAACTCCCGTACAAAGCGCGACTATTTGCTGTGTCGTAACTTTGCAAGTTGATGACAAACTCCAAATCGTCAATGCCGTGGATCATTGCGTTGGCTACAGAAACGTTTGTTGCTGTTGTTGAGGTTGCGTAAAAGTTTGCGCCGTTGCTTCTATTAGCGGCGAAACCAACAGTTGCGTCAAATGCCGCAAACCTCGTTGCCCCGTAGTACTGCGTCGTTCGCGGCGTTGTGCCTGAAACTATGACTGCGGTGATGTCGCATACCCCGGCGGTGTGCTTTTTGGCGGCAAACGTTAGTTGGTAAAAATCAAAGGTTGATGAAAATCCCGTCACGTCAAATGAAGCCGCGTTTGTAAATGATCCGCTAGACACGTATTGAAATCCGGAGTTGGTCAAATACGTGTTGGTGTCGGCCGCGGTGAGCACTTCGCCGGTGGTGAAAGTTTTGATCGCCATTTAGTACCCCAGTTTGTTGAAGTCGAGCCGCCCATAGACGGCGTTGTTGAGCAATAGGTAGTTGTTCAGATCAGCGCCGGAGACGTAGTAGGTGGCGTACACGCCGCCTTGTGGTGTCCCGGAGAAGGCCGCGCCTTCGATGATGCATTGGTAGGTCGTGCCGCGGAATGTGACGGCGACTTCGGTGGCGATGTCACCGAAACCGTAGGACGGGTTGAAGGCGGTGTCATTCAGAAACACGCGGAACGACGAGATGGCAAGCGCTGGGTTTTGGTACGTCGACAGGAGGTAGTTCGCATAGTCAAGAGCCTGCCCCGTCGAGGCGTTGAGCGTGTTCACCTTGTAAGTTCGGTATGGGGCCGCGCCGGTCTGGACGCGCTGTTCGGCGAACGATTCGGGGTCGACGGCGACCTGCGTGTAGTAGTTGTCGGCAAGCGAGTCGAAGGTGATTTCCGTGTATGGGTTGGCTGACGGGCCGCGGACATCTGAGAAGTTGTTGAAGACGTTGGCGGCTTTGTAGTACTGGTTGTAGATCGTGAGGCCGAATGACGGCCCCGAGTCTTTCATCCGGCCGTTCATGCTGAGGGTGGCGAGGTTGACCCAGTCGCCGATTGTGCTGTTGAGGGTGGTGGCGGCGAACGATGTCCCGCTGCCAAAGCCAGAGAGGGCACCGACTTGGAAGCCGAAGTTGGCGAAGATGGTGTTGCATTGGTTCCCGAGGGTGTCAGCTGTGAGGGCGTAGCCGTTGCCTTGTGCTCGGGCCATGGTCGCAAAATACGATTCGCAGGTGATAGTCAGAATGTCGGCGGGGCCGACGTTTGAGACGTAGGGCTTCCCGTAGGTGACCTCGACGTCGGCGATCTCCCCAGCGAAGATCTGACGTTTGCTTGGGACGCCGGACACAAGGCCGCCGTCGGTGTAGAGCCGGACTTCGGTGCCGGGCACAAGGTCGGGGTCGGGGGTGGCGTAGCCGTTCGGGTAGCGGATCTCCACGGTCGCGGTGTTTGCCCGGTATGCGTCGAGCGGGGAGCGGCGGCCGATGTTGCAGGTAGCGGTCAAGAGGTTGGGGATTTCGGTTTCTACGCCGCCGATGACTTTGTAGAACCTGAAAATGACGTTCATTAGTAGGCGTTCCCGACTCGGATGGGGACCGACCCGTTCTGACGCATATAGGTGCGTAGTGCGTCGACGACGCTGTTGGGGTCGCCGCCGTGGACGTTGATGGTGACGCCGCCGCCCATGCCGCCCATACGGTCCAGCGGGACGACAGCCTCCGGTCCTGCTTCGCCGATCATGGCCAGCGTGGGGCCGCGCACAATGCCGCCGTCAGCAAGTCCGGGGATCTTGTTCAAGAGCGAGCCGATTGAGCCGATAGCGCCTAATCCGGGAATGGAGAGTTTGCCTGCGGCCCCAGCGAGTTCGCCAAGGATTCCGAAACGCTCAAAGAAGTCGTCGAAGTCTTTGACGCTTTGGGCGATCTGCTTACGGAACACGAAGATGGCGGTCGTAGCGGCCACCACAGCGGCCGCAATCAGGATGTAAGGGTTCGCGGCGGCCGCGGCGTTGAAAAGCGTCTGAGCGGCTGTGGCGGCCGTCTGGACGGCTGTGAAGACTTTCATCGCGGCGTTGATGGAGATCACGGCGGCGGCAAGGCCGCCGATGCTGGCTCCAAGGACGACGACGAGGTCGGTGTTTTCGCCGACCCATGTGGCGAGGCGTTCCAGATAGGGGAGGAGTTCCTCGATGATGGGGAGTAGGGCCATGCCGATGGATTCTTGGGCTTCGCCGATTGCGACACCCATTCGTTTGAATCGTCCTTCGGCGGTGTTTGCGGCGTCGGCCGCCGCGCCTCCGAAGGTTTGGGCCATGGTGTTGAAGATTTCGTCGGCTGATGCTCCGGCCTCGATGAGACCTTTCATGGATGGGTCGAGTTTGGCGAGGGCTGATTCTTGGCCGTTGTATGCCTTGCCGAGAGCTGTGGAGACGGTGGTGAGGTCTTTGCCGGTGGCCGCGGCGATGTCGAGAGAGAGGTTGAGTAGGCGTTGGGATTCTTCGGCTGAGCCGGTGGATCGGGCGAGGTTGGCGTAGGCGGTGCGGAGTTCGGTGTCGGCGACGCCGGTGGCCAGCGTCATTTTGCCGATCAGGTCTTCGGTGGCGGCGACTTGGTCGTCGGTGGCCTGCGTTGAGATTTTCAGCTGTCGGGCGAGTTCAGCCGAGCTCTTTTGATCTTCCATGGCGGCCTTAGCCGCAGAAAAGCCGGCGACGGCTAGCCCGCCGAGGGCGGCGGCGGCTGGGATGGCGGCTTTCTTGATTGCGAACTGGGCTTTCTCCCCGGCGGTTTCGAGCTGCTTGAACTCTTTGATCGCCTTGGAGACGCCTTTGCCGTCAAACTCGGAAATGATGGGGATGGTTATTGCCATTAGGCGGCCCTCCGTGAGGCTAGGCGGTCAGCTGTTTTGGCGATGCCCCGGACAAGTTCTCCGACTTCTTTCTCGACGCGGTCGGCGTAGCGTTCGTAGCCGGGCCACATGACTCGGGAGGCTTTGCCGAAACGGTTGTTGAGGCTACGGACCATCCATTCGCCTTGTGGCGTGTTCCCGGCGCGGCTCATGTCAAAGAGAGTGGCTTGCGCGGCTGTCCATTTGATGCCGAAAACGGCAAGGTTTCGGACAACTCCACCGAACTCTTTTGGCTTTTTGCCGGAGACGAATGCTTTGATTCCGCGGGGCGCTAAGGAGACGCTCCATGGCAACATTTGGAAGCCGGATCGGGTTGTCCAGTTTCGTTCCCAGCCGGATAGCGGGGCGCTGGTTGGCAGGCTTCGCTTGATTTCGTTGATTGGTTCCTCGACGATTTTTTTGTAGTCCTTGGTGATTTCTCGTCGGATCTTTTTGTCGAGTTGTTGGATGACTCGCAGATCGTCCTTGATGCCGACGACTTCGATGTTGGCTCGGGCTGTCATCGGCGATCCTTTCTGGACTTGTTCAGCACCTCGACGGCGGTGTTGAGATCTTTTGCGGTGAATGGGATTTCGGAGGGCCAAAAGCCGGTGGCGACGAGCAGTTCTGCTAGTGTGCGGCTGTATGTCCCTCGGGGGTAGGGTTTGCGTCTTCTTGGGTGACCACCTCTAGGGAGATCACTTTTTTGGCGTAGTCGTCAAACGTGGGCGGGACTGCGACGCCGCTGGATTTCGACGCGGCCCACGCAAGGAACGTGAGGTCTTCCGCGCCGATGCCTTGGGCGAGGCTTCCAGCGGTCTTTTTGGTTTTGCGTTCCCATTCGATGACGTTCCAGAACGAGGTCGTCACTTGGACGGGTCCGGTTCCGGTGTCTACGGCAAGGGTGATTTTCATGGTGTCCTCCTAAGGCACGGTTAGGGATTCGGTTATGGATCAGGTGATGTCGCGGGCCCAAGTGCCACCGGTGAAGGTGACGTCGACCATGGCGAGTTCGCCGACTGTCGAGTTGATCGGGGTGAACGACTGCAAGAACGCGCCGGTGATCGTGTACTCGGGGTTCGAGGCGGATTCGGTTGTCCCGGACGGGCTGATAACAAGCGTCGAGGACTTGCCGACCATTGCGGCGAGGGCGGTTTCGACTTCGGCGGTTGCGCCGGAGCCTCCGTAGGCGAGGAACATCGTGATCGCCACCTCGACGGACTGGAGGCCCGCCGTGTAGGTGCGGCCGGTGTCGCCGAAGCTTGTGGTTTCGAGGGCGTCGGTGCCGATGGTGAGGGTGCAGGTGTTGGATTCTGCGCTCAGGTCGTAGGTCGTTGCGCCTTGGGTGATGTTGATGGTGGCGTTGCTGAGGAATGTCACAGTTGCCATGGGGTCTCCTTTAGTTGCGCCGCACGGCTACGGCGACGGTGATGTCGTATGAGGGAAGGGTCTGCCCGCCGATATCGGTGAGGGTCGGCCTGCCGCTTGTGACGGATAGGGCCGAGTTCATGATGGTGTCGGCGGTCGTGATGAGGTAGTCCTCGGCGTCTTGGTTGCCGGGTGGGGCGGCGACGATCCGGAGGGTGAACTCGATGTCGCCCACGTTGTAGGTGAACGCGGTGAAGGTCGGCGGGTCGACGAGAACGGAGCGCGGCCGGAGGTTTCGTGGGTCGGTGATGGCAGCCAAGCCGAGACCCGTCAAAGTGTTGACGATCGCGGACCGTGCCTCCGCAAAGATCCCGGTGGCTGGCACCTCACGCCACCTGACTTCGGTTCACACCGAGTAGGCGCATGATCTGTCCCATCGTGCCGGGCGCGGCGGTGATGGTCATGTCTTGGAACGACGCGAACGAGTCGACCGAGCCGCGTTCGCGGTACAGGGCCATCGCGTAGAGCGTTGTGCCCAGCGTGACGTCTCCAGATGGCGAAGTTGTCAACGAGTCGAAGTACCCGGCGGCTTTACGTCGACGAAACGCGAAAGCGTTGGCCGCCGCGGTGCACGTCGTGAGGTAGGTGGCGTCGTCTCCGGCGGGGGCGTAGCCTAATGCGATTTCGACGGCTGATTTGGTGATCCATGTGCAGGTTTGGGTCCAAGTGATTGTCCCGGCTGAGCTGTTGCGGGCAACGTCGTTTCCGGCGTCCGCGAACAACAACTGGTTGGGGATGAGGTCGTCGTATTCGTAGAGGAAATCGCCTTCGGTGTCGATGCCGTCGTACCTGTAGACGGGGACGGCGAGCACGGTGAACGTGCCGTTGAAGGTGCTGTCGGTCGCCCCGGAGATCGTGATCGTTTGACCGATGCCGATTTCTGTGGCTTCAAGGGTCTGCACCACGGCGTACCCATCCAGCCTCATCGCGTGGGTGATGGTGAATGTTGCCATGGTGCAGCCCTCTCAGTCAGTCAGTCAGGATCAGACGAACGCCGCGCGGATGAACTTGCTGCTGTCGATCATCAGGGCGGCGAAGTAGCCGCGGAAGGCGATTGTGCGCGACAAGGTCGACGGTGAGTCGAGGCTGATTGCGCCCTTCTGCTGCTCGAACACTTCGTACC